CAGGATAGTGAGCTGGCGCTTTAGTTCATTGGGAGTCTTGCCCCACTTTCCGTTGATTGCGTCGACTGCTGTCTGAAGCCTCTTGGATTCCTGGTGGATGCTTTGGACCTTCTTGGCGACCAGCTCGCCATCCTTCAGGTTAATCTGTACGTTTGTCTGAAGAGTCTGACCGAATGCCTGGTTGAGCTGACTCTTTGCCTTGGCCGCGCCCTGATCGAAGGAGCTGAAGAACTGGTTAATCGACGATACGGCCGAATTGGTGTCAACGGCCAGATTGAAAGTAAGATTTTGAGCCACGTCGAAACCAGAGCTGTAATAGGTTGCCATGAAAAAAGGGCCCCTTTCGGGACCCGTGAAGTTGCCGTAAGTATCGCGGTTACGGACTTCAGGCGATAGATGCGACGCGGAATGAACCTGCGCCTGCTCCACCATCCTCGCTGACGGTGACCGTGTCGCCCACTGAGTAGCCAGAACCACCATCGGTGATGTTGACTGCAGAGATCTCGGCAGAACCATCTGTATCGACAGTTGCTGTTGCGTCTCCTGAGAGGGTGACCGCGACGCCAGCCTGTGAAGCACCAGCGTCGAATGCGGTCGTTGTCGCGAGGGTATCGACGGTTGCGATACCTCCAGTCAGCTAAGCGATGGGATCGAGCTCCAGGACATAAGCGCCATAACCAGTGATGCTGCATTCCCAGGACACGATGCTGCTAACCTCGTTGGACTCAGTGTAGCCAGTCAGGGTGCCGTAGCCGTAGATAGCCTCGGTGGTGCCAGTAGGGCCAACACGCACGAGCTTCACGCGCAGGCTGTCAGCCACGGTGTTAGCTTCGGTGAGGCGGAGGATCTGGTAGCCAACATCCTTGAAGTCGGCCACACCAGCCAGCGAAATGCTGAAGCTCTTGGTGGTAGCCACGGACTGGTTGAAGCCCTTGGTCTCGTCGTCATAGGTGTAGACGTCCTCAGCACCAGTGTCGGTTTCGAGAGAGGCTGAGGTCAGGCCAGCCAGGCGCACAGGCTTGTCGGTGCCGTCCATGGTGAAGGTGTCAGCACCAACAGTGAAAACGCCAGCGGCGTAGGTAACAGCACCCGATGCCAGGGTGGTGCTGTCAATGAAACCAGTGGTAGGAGCGTCGGCAGCTGTAACGCCAGTGAAAGAAGTGTCAACAGCGCTGGACGCCAGAGGCACAAGATAGAAGTCGTAGCCGAATGCGGCTGAGAAGTTTGCCATAGAAAGAGCGGGACGGACCCGCACGAAGGTACCTTCAGCCCATTGGGCCGTTACCTTATATTTCCAAAGCCCTGTTTTTAGGCTGGGATGATTGGCATATCGGAGTAGACCATTACCTTCGTCTGGGACTGAGCTCCAATGCCGTCGGCCACCGCAACCGTCTGCACCGCCTGTGACCCCAGGAAGCGGCTACAAGCCCTTTCGGCTGCGGCTTGCATGTCCGCACCAGTAGAAGGCTCCCAACACACCAGGAAGACGCTCCATTCGATCCTCGTCCTAGAGGCCTCCCCAGACAGGTATGGGTAGCTGGTGAAGTTGCCAGCATCCTGGATGACGCACTCCAGCCCTTCAACCTTCCTGACAGATGGAAGATCCGCCCCTGGGCTGATGATCGACAAAGCTGCCAATGGTTGACCAGCCTTGAACGTATAAGTACCTAAAAGTGACGTAAAATCTACGTCATTATTCAGAACATCAAAGATATCCTGTGCCGTTAGAGGGAAATTTTGTGCCACAGGCTCTAAAACGCTACTTTTAGTGTGCCATCATCGGTAGACTGAGGGCAAGACATACCACGGAGGCCTTCATGAAGCCCAAGTTTACGGTTCATTCCCGTGGTGCTGTCTGGACTGTGATCTGAGATGCACCCTTCCCAGGACTTCCTCCCCGTTTATGAGAGGGTTTCAGATTACTTACATACCATGTCTGCTCTAACACGCGGCGAAGCAAGACGTCAATGGCGCCAGTCAATTAAAGATGCCTGGAGCAACAGATGCGCGTACTGTGGAAAGCCCCCAATCGATGACGAATCTCTAACTATTGACCACGTCCGCCCTAAATCATGTGGTGGCGAGGACAAGACATCAAACGTAATTCCCGCCTGCCGAGAGTGCAATCAGGACAAGTCTAGCCAGGAGTGGGTCGCCTGGTACCGTATGCAGCCCTTTTACAGCATTGCAGCCGAGTGGCGCATCCAGCAGTGGCTGAAGGGTGGAATCAAGGGATTCGGGCCGTACTCCGAAGAGGACAGCCGCATTGTTGACGAATACATCAATAAGATCAACGGAGAGTGGCCTATCGGGTGAGGAGTTCGTTCTCTCTCGCGATAAACTTAGTCTCAATGTAGGGTACTCGGAGGTTGACTTCAGTGCCCTTTGTTGATACGAACGTACGCATCTGGTCGCCAGCGGACTCCATTGCGATCAGTAGTCCTGTATAGCCACCTGGCTTTTGCTCTGGATGCAGCAGGATTGCGTCCTCCGCAATAAGGGCGGGCTCTCCTGGGACGTATCCAGGCGTCGCAGAAGCAGCAATCTCCTTGTAGCAGAACAGTGCCCAGGAAGGAAGCAGCTTGAGCCTGACAAGCTCCACGTAAGCCGCTCCGTTGTGACCATCAGGTGTCTCTCCCGAATCCTGTGGCTTATAGAAACTGAAGTCCAGGTACGAGTAGGGCTGAGGCTGCTTCTTCGTGTTCCTGTTTGAGTTGGCGTGCATAGACGACAGAAGGGCTACTGGGCGCTCCTGATCGTGCAATCGCTGATGGTAGACCTTGAGCCCGCGATTCACGGCCGCGACAACATACCCCCAGGGGAGCTGGGAGTAACTATCTAGCGCGAACTCAGGGTCGCCAGGAAAGGTTGACTTGAGGAGCCAGTAAAACTCCTCAAAATCATACCCCTCGTCCTGGCTTACTACTTTCCCTCGGCACCGCCGTCTGCAACCACAGCAGCCTCAAGCGCTTCCGTGGAACGCTTATCTTCTTCGGTGTACAGTTGAGACAAGAGCTTAATCAGATCTGGGTGAAGATCCATTGACTGCTCGATGGTCCAACCGTCATCAACACGACAAATGATCAAGGAAGTAGCCTGGACGATGTCCACGCGCTCCTGGTAGGCCATCATCTCAATCATGCTTTCCAGGATCTCGTCCTCGAAAGGACCCAGATACTCAGGCCGCGGCGTAGCCATCAGGTCCTGCATGACCGCCAGCTGTTGCTTACCAGTCTCACGGGCAATGCGGCCGCCAAGGGCATACATCTTGCGAATACTATCGTCCCCTTGAGTGGCCTGTTGTGCGATAGCCTTCTCGGCAACGCTCAGGTAGCCACGACGCTCAATCTCGATAATTCCACTCTCTTCCGTGCCAACTTGCTCAACAATGGGCTGCAGGCGGGGCTGTACGACGAACGGAAGACCCTTCTTCTTGCGTGCCATAATCGAATAAAAGCTGGGCTAGGATACCTATCCGAATTGCGCCGACCAAGCTTCATTGACACCTTGCTGGAACGGAGCAGATATATTGAATTTAGCCTGACCATTAGTCCCCTCAAACACTGCTTTAATCCATGGCCTGGCAGGTAGCATCACGGTTGCAGCGTTTGGGTTGCCGTACGGCCTGATCACCCCACCATAATGAGTAATAGCGGCATAAGGCTGATTGTAAGATCCCTTGAACTGAATTGTTGCCGACCTTGCTTCGGTTTCGATACTGAGAGACCTTTTCAAAGCGCCTGTATCGACGATATCTCTCTGCCCCTCTATCCATGGCCAAGACGAGTCCATGGAGGCGTCTAGGGCCCTCCTGAGGCTCTTTGGGACGTATGTAGCCCCTTTTTTCACGCCCTCAGAGAAAGTTCTAGTAGCAACCTTTTGGAACTGCTTAGAGTTGGTCTTTGTCTCGACCTTAGGCATCTTGATTTCAAGTCTTGTACTAAAGCTTAAGTCCTTCATGGTTAGTTTTGCAGTTCCCCGCCAGTGATCTGGATTTCGACCCCGCCAATCTCGCTGTAGATAATCTGGTCGATGCCCTGGCCGCCAAATACCCCGCTAGAGCGCTGAATTTTAGCCGCTGGCATGATCGGATCCTGGCCAAAGCGGAATTGGCATTCAGTGCCAGTCGCCAGCCAGGTGTACTGCGTTGTCACCTGCGTGAAAGTCAGCCCAGCCTCGCTATCGCTGGCCAGGTCGAACTCAGCAGGTACCGTAGTAAAGTCCAGGGCGTATCCGCGATAGTAGAACTGGTCACCAGAGGCACCAGGCATCATCTCGCCGTCCAGTTGAGACGGAATAGGAACAAGCTTCGATCCCGAAGACACCCCGCTGTATTGCGCTCTCTTGACGAATAAGCGCACAAGGTATGAATCCCCCGCAGCCTCTACCCAACGGCCGTTCGCGAGGCTCACAGCGCCCTGTGAGGGCACTAACAGTCTGCCGTTCTGATAAGGCAACAACGGAGACGTACTGGCCATGGGATTCTCGCGATCCCCCTAGTCTTCCAGCACGCGCTCCGCGATTTTTTCAGTGTCTCTCGCGCTTTGCGCTCGCGTCACTTCAGCGGCACTTACCGCAATTCTCAATTTCCCCAGTCTTAATGTACTTTGCGTATTGCGCATTCATCTTGCGCCAGTCACCGCAGCCCTTACACCAGACATCACAAGTGTCAGATTTGGCGATTTCTTCCATCAACTTGTTCACCTCGGGTGAATTTTCGGGGTGAGTCATGGTTTTAGAGTGCAAGAGTCTATCCAGTATGCCAATCAGGAGCGAATTAGGCAAGTTCCAGTGGTTCCACCGCCCAAAGCGCCACCCAGACAGCTGCAGAAGCTGAAAATGTTGCGTAATTTCCAATCAATGCGCTGTTTTTCCAGTTGCGGGCCAGTTGCGCCGTTTTTCGTCACTTCCCACTCCAAAACATCGGCCTTGACCAGGATTTTACCCTCTGTATCAGCCAAATTGAACTCAATTTCGGCCTGATCTGCCTGCGCGAAGTCCGTCAGCAGGTCCAAAACCTCCTGGACAGCGCCTGTGGACATATTTTCCAGGTCATTCATGCAGCCAGCAACGCAACCAAGCACATATTGGCTGAATGGCAGGTTCATCGCGTTGATTACACGCCAATCATCACCTGTGGACCACAGTCCACTCGTGTCCAAAACAGCCATGTCGGTAGTCTAATCGGTCAATATAGTGTACCTGGCTGTTAGAATGGCACAAGACTTAACACGCCAGCAGATGGTAATCAATAGCCTTGC